ATAGTAATAAGGGAAGAAGGTTCCTGTTCTTCCGTTCCAGGAGCGTTGATTATACTGATTGCTATTCAGTTGGAGTGTACAGCGCCGCACATTCCAGGTGCGGTGGGAGCCGTTATTCGGGGCTAGCGATGTGAGACATATATTTTTACTGGGTCACAAGACCAGCGGAACTTATTACTCTCTGTCGGCGTTCCATCGATCAAAGCGGGCGGGTGTCGGGCGCCACCGCGTAATTCATCTTTATACTGGATTACGATTCCAGTTGGGGAGAAGGTTCCTGTTCTCCCCTCACAGGAGCACTGATTATACTGATCGCTGTTCAGTCGGAGTGTACAACGCCGCACATTCCAAGTGGGGCGGGAGCCTTTAATCGGGCTAACGATGTGATGCATGTTTTTGATACCATCCTGATCAGGTTTTCGTCCATCAGTCAGAACCAGGGGTATCCACTAGAAAGAACTCGTCCACGAAGGCCTCAAGCTGCATCTCGTTCTTCTTGAATTCCTTCCTTATGTCGTTTGGCAGCGGGCGGCGCCGCAAGTAGTCCTCCCCAGCGAACAAACTCATAAATTTCGAAGGGTCGGCCACCAAAGAGGCCATGAAGTCGATAAGCAAATCTATCCTGACCTCCTTATTGGTAAAGTACTTTCCGTATCTAATGGTGGTGGCGTGGGCTAACTTCGTTCTGACGTCCGAGCACAAGTAGCCTGCGTAATTGTCAGCGTAGGAAGTCGCGTATTCTCTTATGTGCTGATCGCAATACATGTTGCTCCTACCCAGCCTGAATAACGCCTTGAGAGGGTCGGGCACAAATTGCCAGCACCCTCGGCTGTGTATTAGGAATCGGGAAGAGAAGTATTCAGCACCTGGGAAGTTCTCAATTTTTGCGTCTAAGTTAAACAGCTCTCCTAAGAGGCGAGTTTTGTCAGGTATCTCCACATCACCCTCCGTTATTATTAGACTGTCATCACCACCAAAGGCGGCGGCGTATACTTTGGTCAGGTCGTACACGTAGGCTAAGGCTAGCATCGAAGTTATAGTGTTGCCTAAGAAGGTGAAGACATCTCCGCTCTTTCTTTGGAACAACGTTTGGACTTTGATACCGTACTTTAGGAATACCAATCGAGTAGTAACATGGCAGGCCCGCCATTCCTCTACTACGTACTCTGGGACACCGAACCGCGATAGGAGAAGGCAATTCATCTCCAGTGTCAACTCATCTTGGCTTTTATCAAATTTCGAGAAGTCCACCTCCAGAAACCTGAAGTGGTTCTTATCCCACAGCAGATGGTTGATTATACCGTCCAATTGCTGTCTATTATAACCATCGTTCACTATGTATCTCCTCTTCAAACAGTACTTTAGCATCTTGCTAAAAGTGCGGATCGGGGTGGTGAAGTAAGCAGAGAGATAAGGGTGATGGACGGCTAGAATCTGACCCGCGCTCAACTCTTCATTGTGGGCATTCTTGAAAGTGGGCTTGTGGTCTGGCTTCAGGTGACTGGCGTATTTATTGGGGTCGCCCTCCAGGTACTTCATCCCTTCCATCTGCTTAACTTGATCCGTCGTTCTGCTACCTAACCACTCTCCGAAGGTCAGGAGGTTGTTGTAGCAGAACAGGCTCTTCGCGCGGTCAAATTTCCTCTTGTCGATGAAGGTATCGAAGAATACGTCCACAATGTGGTCGGCCATGCCCTTTGGTCTTACGAAGTTGATATTCGGTGGGTTTTCGTTCCTCTTGTTGATAGCCACTAATGTCTCGACCAAGGCTCCTGAATCCGGCTTGGGTTGGGGCGTTACTAGGATCGGCTCTAAGTATTCGCGGGTTTTTCGACGTTGCATGGCCATTGCGAGGCGGCACCAATTTACGTGGTATACATCGGGCAAAGGAAACTCGGCTCTGGTCAGCATTGCCTCTCTCCTAGACTCGTCCGGTCTCATATAAATACCATCGAGTATCGCTTGCACTTCTTCGGTGGCCACGAATCTGGGCTCTTCGAGGAGGTGGGTGTAGTTGGGCTTGTAATTCACAATCAAGAACTCTTCCAAAGCCTCAGACACTAGATTAGCCTTAGTCGCCAACCATTCCGAGATCGGTAGAACCAACCGCGACGAATAATTAGTCTTGGCTAGTGCTAAGTAGGGGGTAGGAGCTCTCGAAGACTCGAAATGTCGGAGTGGTATATTAGTCGACTCCGTGCTCTCGGACATCTCCTCCCGCGTGGCCTTCATGTCTAGAAACCGGCTGCACTTGTCAGTGGGATCTATGGTATAGTAATCCAATCTCCTTCTGTGGCGTGAAACAGCCACTATTATGTGGGCGGGATTGTCGTAGACCGGGACGCTTTGATACTTGGTTCTGATTAAGGCCACATTATCCGCCGCACCGCCTTGGCTCTCGTGCACAGTCAAAACCTTGTGATGGCGGTTGTAAGTACCGACATCGGCCTTTTCCGCCTGAGTGAACGTCAGCACCAAGTCATACTCTGCTGTCAGGACCGGCGTAGCCGTGATAGGTATAACTCTGGGAGCATGGTGTGGCTTGTTGGTAGTAGTGATATGAGGATAGACCACCCTTAACCTGGCCATCATACTGGAAGGGAGGCGATAGGTGTTATTCTCTGGGATACGCTCGTCCGGAATGGGGACGTGATGGCGGACTTGCATGCCTATGCATCGCGAGATGAAAGGTAATTGCCTAGTGTCTCCGCTGATTTCCAGCCGAGAAGTGCCTGAAATCAGTCCCGCCAACAACAACTGGCCGAAGTGGGTCATGTAACCTTCATCACAGTATAAGGTTTCGGCCCGCGGACTTCCGTGCAGCAAAAGCGAATCCACCGTGCGGTATCTCCGGGTGTCTATCCCTAACTTACCTTCCATTCTGCGGAGGTAGTCGGCTCTCGCCTCGCGGGTGCTGGTGGTGATGACGTCCAGTTTTCGGTCATGCCGGTTTATGATCCCTTCTGTCTTTCCGCATCCCGGGACCCCGTCCCGAAGGACTATCCTCAGCCTGGATAATTGGGGAAGCAGAGTAGTGAGGTCGGGAATGTGTTTACCTGCTATCAAACCTCCGGTAATCAGCTCCTCGTCGGCGGTCACAAGAATGACTCCCGAATAGTCTGTGGCCGTTTCGTACCTCCTTTCAGCTCTGTTCCACCTTATCGGCACGAATCTCCGGCCCGTCCAACCAAAGGTACAACCGTACAATTTGTTGTCGCTCAAGAATCTACCGGCGGTCAGATCATAGGACGCATGGGTTTTTAACCCGCGGTGGTAGGTGGTACTGTCTCTGGAATCGATCATCTCGAAATAAGACACCAGATTAAGATGCGAGAGGGAACAATAGGTCAGGTACTCAAGGACGGATTGGGCCCTCGGGTCGGAGGTAGCCGCTAGTCGGCTCTCACACAATTTCCACATCTCCCTAGTCTGGTTGCCTTCCTCCGTCTTGCTGAGATGCAGGGCGTCGGGGTCGCAGTCGGGTCTGGCTAAATCCCCATTAGTTTGGATTGACCAGTTATCCGCTGACGTCAACTCGAAGTTGGCGATACCCCTGAGTATCGGTGCTAATCTACATTCGAAGGCATGGGTGCCGGTGACGAAGACGGCCTTCTTTAGATTGGTAGGAGACCACCCTCTAGGCAGATACAAAGTGGCGTCATATACTATGACTATACCATGGTAAATGCACAGTTCCCTCACCTTTGCCGAAGAGCAAGCATTGTCCTTCGCCGCCAGCTGCTCGGGTTGGGGATAGCCAGCGGCTCGGTAGAAACACAAGGTGGATGGGACCGATCGAAGGGAACACTTCGCCATGGTCAGAAATCTATTTATTCCGGAGTATTGGAAGACCACGTATCTGTTCAGTGCGCTGCTGATGAATTCCTCGTACTTCAATGACGTTTTCACCAGGTAGTGATCACCTGTCTCGGCTACCAGGACACAGCTGAATTTGCAATCCGGTGAGAGGGCCCTTCCCCTAGGGTAAGCGCAGACCCCAGCGCGTATCAGAATAACATTGTGCTCCAGAATCAGACCATCGTACTGATCGTACGTCAGAGTTCTGGGTGGTCTGTGCATGAGACACTCCTGGAGGGTGCCATCGGTCGTCAGGTAAACCTCGTAGCCCATCACATAAGCAGTGGTGATGCTATCGAGGTCCAATTGCCTGAAGCGGGTGCGGTGGTTAGTGGCCGCTCCCAGCAACAGTTGATCGCTGATGTTCGTCGTAGAGACGAATACCGCCCCCACCCTCTCGGGCTCTCGGGGAGGTTCGATGGCGACTGCCCGAACTGGCTCCGGAACCGGTCTCACGAAGACGGGCTCGGGGCGCAGCAAAGGAGTGGTTTCCCGGGCCGCGATGGTTGTTCGCGCTCGGTTTTCCCGTGAGGGCGGTGACGGAGGTTGGCTCGTGATTGCCGCGATCGAGGTCTCGGACAGGTGCGGTAGTGGAGGTCGCAAGTCCTTAACTCTCAGTGTCAACTCGACCGTGTTGGTCGGAGTGTAAACAGTCAGACGCCGCTCGATGGCGTACTGCTCCGCCTTGCCTAGAGCCACGAATCTGAATCTATCTGCAATCGTGACTGGTTCGGCTCCAGCCGCCTCAGCCGACGCCAGATACTTGTTTAGTCGCGCCACTGCTATAATAGATTTAGTCAGCGCGTCGTGATTATTGTAGCGGATGGGAATGGAGTGGAAGTAATAATGGAGATACTTATTCATACCAGGGGATAGTTGCTCCATCGTGGCCGTCATGGTGAAGGCGTTGGGCTCCTTCTGTTTCTCAGCTTGGCCTAGGAGATTGGTCAGCTGGGATTTCGATATCGCCACAACTTCGCAGTGATGGCGATCAGTCAACCAGCCTCGGGTAGTGGTTAAGGGTACTGTCAGTAGGCTGTAATTCTGTGGGCCTTCACTGTCTGCGATCAAGCTGGTTGTTTCGACGTGAGTGCCCTTGGGCGCAGCACTATAGGTTAGGGTGAGGATCCCTGGTACCTCGTAGCTGCGCTTGGCCACATACATGAAATCTTCAGTCACCACAACTGCGGATGTCGTCCAGTAGGTGGTCAACCGGGCGACGGATAGGGTACCGCCCTCACCAGCACCCTCCGAGTCGGTGAATACCACTGACGAAGCGCCTTTGGGTTTGCAGAAGATGCAACCTAGGTTGGGAATAACCCCAAGGTCGTCATTAGCCAACTGCGGGCTAAACGGCACCACGACATGGAATCTCTTCATACCCAGGCGCAGAGCCGTGAGGCAAAGTTCCGAGAGGTCAAGGGTGATTGGCAGCATGAATATACCTTCATCGTAGTCGTTGAGCAATAACGGTAGCGGTTGCGTAGCCGTTTCATACACTCGACCTTCCGCAGCAGAGCGGACGACCCAGTTGAGATTCTCTTGAGATTGGGCGAACATTCCAGTGGTTGCGGTTGAATTGTGCCAGATATAACCGTCCACGTCATAGCACCTCATGCTATCACCTACCACCAGCACTCTCTTCCCTGCTGAGATATCATTGACTATCCTTGCCCTGACGCCACTTAGCACCGCACTCCTAAAGGGGGTGGCCGAACACCAGGTGGTGTCATGGTTGAATGATAGACCGGGAAAGAGTGAGTGTAGGGTGGGATTCGCCTCATTGGCCAGGTTGGCGGGCACCAAATAGCTGGTAGCGTCTTTCCTTTTTGTCCGGACCGGTTTTTCGGGGGCGCGAGCGGTTTTTAAACCCGCAAACTCGGCCCTGGCTTCTTCCTTGCGCACCGGCAGTCTCATGTGATTGTCCCAACTCAATTCGGGGGATCTGGTGCGGGGATCCCTTAAGTCAGTAATCAATTGCCCATAACCCCATAGAGGCTCCTGGTAGCCGTGCCTTCTAACGCAAGGGTACAATTCGTCCTCTTCAAATAGCACGTTGATACCTCTGCGCAGCTCGTCCAAATAGGGAACAGGCGGCGGCAAAATCAGGTCGCGGTCTTCTACGGCTTCTGCAGGTTGTCGAAAGGGCTCAGGCGCAGCAAGCCCGCCGCCATTGGCGGCGTCGACCGCCTCATCGGCGGGGTCGGCTTCCTCACCCTGCTCCTGCGGTAGTTGGTCGGGTCCGGGAACAGCACCCGGATCCGCAGCGGGTTCCTCGGGCATTCCACGCAATCCCTGGACCGGAGCCGCCGGATCCACCTCCAGCGGAGGACGAGGGCGGCGTCGCCTCCTTTGGACACCTAATTCTCTTTGTGGTAGGGGTTCCTGCTGCAGCAATGGATTTCCTTCCTCAATCTGCTGAGGCTGAGCCTGATCAGGTGGCGGAGGAGCTGGCGGGAGGGGTCCCGGATGTTCACCACCTCTAGCAACCATGGCCTCAAAGTAACCTCTATCATTGGGCCAGCCTGTTATCAGCGCGTTGAGGCGAACGGCCGGTGAAGGATCATCAGTATCCTCATTAAGGAACTCATAGCTGACCACTGCCGGCACATCGCTCATGCTGGATGTTGGTGGTACCACATCTTGAAGAGGGGGTGCGGTAAATTGCAACACGGTGTGCGCCACTGGGGTCCTGTGGGGGTGGGGACTACCGACGTAGTGTGGCCGCGGGGAAAACGACGAGCTGAAGATGCTGGGAGCTGAGCGGTAGCGTAGGAGGTAGATGGCTCGGCTCAGCAGAAGCATGCCGCCGCAATAGACGGCAAGGGCCAAAAACATGTGGAGCACCACGGCGACCGCGATCAAGCACGTAGTCACGGTTGGATTTGAAACTCCACCGATGTCACGGAGGAGTTTCAAATCTATGCTGACGCAGACTGCCAAGGAGATCAGCAACACGCTTGTGGGCATGTACCAACGCCTTGGCGATTCGGCAGCGCAAGTCCCTAAGGTGATGACCCCCTGGCCAATCCTGATGTCGCCGCGATATAATTGTTTCAGCGCTAGCAGTGTGACCCCACCGTACTCGACTGGCCATACATGCAAGGTTTCTCCCCAGCA